CTAGATAGAGCAGGTCTAACTAAAACGGATAAAGTAGATATACAAGCTGCAAGTGGTGTATTTTACTTACCCCCTAAAGAAGGTGCAAATGAGTAATGGCCCCTCGTAATTATAAACAAGAGTATCAAACTCAAAAAGCCAGAAAAGAACACGCAGGTAGGATGGAACGCCAAAGAGCTAGACGTGCTTACGATAAAGGTGGTATTAACCGTACAGGTTTAGATGTAAGCCACAATAAGATGATAAAGAACGGTGGTAAAAACAAAGACGGTGTAAGACTGGAAAGCCCTTCTAAAAACAGAAGCAGAAACGGGCAATCTAAAAAGAAAAAATAGTATATGTACTTACAAAAAGATTGGCTAGGTTTCTGGGAATTACCTAAGCCTGACAAAGGTAAAGAACGAGAATGGCATACAATAGTGCGTATTAGTCGCACAGTGCCTTACGGATATGAGTTAGATAAAATTAATGACAGGTTATTACAACCTATTATAGTAGAACTAGAGGCATTAGAGCTTGCTAAACGCCATTTAAAACAGTATTCTTACAGAGATGTAGCTATTTGGTTAACAAAACAAACAGATCGCTACATTTCAGGTGAAGGTTTAAGAAAGCGAATAGCAATTGAACAAAAACGTAAGAGAACAGCTTCAATTAAACGCAACATTGCCAGAAGGCTCGAAGAAACGCTTGCGGAAATACAAAAACTCGAAGAAAAAGGTATCGGCAGCTACTCCAACCAAGAAAATACAACCTAAAGTACTACCAGCTACACCTATAGCCTCCGATCCACCCGTAGAAGACCTTCAAAACATTGTTTTTGCACCTAATAAGGGTCCACAAACAGATTTTTTATCTTCTTCAGAGCGAGAAGTGCTTTATGGGGGCGCAGCAGGTGGTGGTAAGTCATACGCGATGCTTGCAGACCCCTTACATGGGTTAAATAACGGCAATTTTAGTGGTTTATTAGTACGACACACAACTGAGGAACTCCGTGAACTTATACAGAAAAGCCAAGAGTTATACCCTAAAGCTATACCAGGCATTAAGTGGTCTGAACGAAAAAGTCAGTGGGTTTCTCCTAGAGGTGGCAGACTTTGGATGTCGTACCTCGATAAAGACATGGATGTCATGCGTTACCAAGGTCAGGCTTTCAATTGGATTGGTTTTGACGAACTTACACAATGGAGTTCTCCTTACGCTTGGAATTATATGAGATCAAGGCTTAGGAGTGCACACTCTGCTGAGTTAGGTTTGTATATGAGAGCAACTACCAACCCAGGAGGTGCAGGACATCAATGGGTTAAGAAGATGTTTATAGATCCTAGTCCAGCTAAAGATCCTTTCTGGGCTACAGATATAGAAACAGGCGACACAATAATATACCCTAAAGGGCACAGCAAAGAAGGCCAGCCTTTATTTAAACGTAGGTTTATTCCTGCAAGTTTGTTTGATAATCCTTACTTATCTGAGGGTGGTGACTACGAAGCAATGCTTCTTTCATTACCTGAGCATCAACGTAAACAGTTACTAGAAGGTAACTGGGATGTTAACGAAGGTGCAGCGTTTCCTGAGTTTAACCGTAACATACACGTAGTAGATCCTTACAGTATACCTAAGAGTTGGACTAGATTTAGAGCGTGTGACTACGGTTACGGAAGTTGGACTGGTGTAGTTTGGATGGCAGTAACTCCATCTGAGCAATTAGTAGTATATAGAGAGATGTATGTCACTAAAGTTACAGCTACAGACTTAGCTGATATGATACTTGAAGCTGAACAAGAAGACGGTACAATTAGATACGGTGTGTTAGACTCATCCTTATGGCACAACAGAGGTGATACAGGACCTAGTTTAGCTGAACAAATGAATATGAGGGGTTGCAGGTGGCGTCCTTCAGATAGAAGTAAAGGCTCTCGTGTATCAGGTAAAAATGAAATACATAGAAGGTTACAGGTAGATGAGTTTACGGAAGAGCCTAGATTAGTATTTTTCTCTAATTGTACTAACATAATAGCGCAAGTACCTAGCTTACCTTTAGATAAACGAAATCCTGAGGATGTAAATACACACGCAGAAGATCACTTGTATGACGCTTTACGCTATGGTGTTATGACAAGACCTAGAAGTTCACTATGGGATTTTAATCCTGCTACACAACGATCTGGCTTTCAAGCGTCAGATGCAACATTTGGATATTAACATATGGCTGAAGATAATCTAGAAAACAACATTGAGTCTGATGCGTCTTCCTTTATTGATGACATTAAAAACACAGAAGATCAAGTAGACCCATCTGTAGGTAGAATAGCTAACTTTGTTGAAGGGCGATTTAGTAAAGCGGAAGACGCTAGACAAAATGATGAAACACGTTGGTTACAAGCGTACAGAAACTACAGAGGTCTTTATGGTCCTGATGTACAATTTACTGATACGGAGCGTTCTCGTGTATTTGTTAAAGTGACTAAAACTAAAACACTTGCAGCATACGGACAAGTAATAGAAGTTTTATTTGGTAATAATAAATTTCCGCTTAGTGTAGATCCTACTTCATTACCTGAAGGTGTAGCTGAGTCTGTACATTTTAACACTGATCCTAACGCTGAAAAAGGTATAGATGAAATAAAAAAAGCATTTAGCAAACCTTCGTTTTCCCCTGATAATGAATTACAACCAGGAGATACATTAGATACAATTAGAGATCGCTTAGGTGCAATGGCGAATAAACTATCACCTGTAGAAGAAAAACTAATAGAAGGTCCAGGTACTACAGCTACTAGTGTTACTTTTCATCCTGCATTAGTTGCAGCTAAAAAGATGCAAAAGAAAATACATGATCAATTAGATGAGTCAGGTGCTAATAAACAATTAAGATTAGCAGCATTTGAACTAGCTCTTTTTGGTACAGGTATAATGAAAGGCCCCTTTGCTGTATCTAAAGAGTACGCTAACTGGGATGAAGGTGGTGAGTATAACCCAACCATTAAAACTGTACCTTCAACTAGTAATGTATCTATATGGAACTTTTATCCTGACCCAGATGCAGCTAACATGGATGAAGCTGAGTATGTAGTTGAACGTCATAAGATGTCTCGCTCACAGATGAGAGCATTAAAAGATAGACCTTTCTTTAGAAAAAACGCTATAGATATGTCACTTAACATGGGTGAGTCCTACAGTAAAAAGTGGTGGGAACAATCTATGGAAGAGTCTGATCATGGTTCCAAAGCTGAACGTTACGAAGTATTAGAGTTTTGGGGTTTTGTAGATAGAGAGATACTAGAAGAACACGAAATAGATATACCTAAAGAGTTAAAAAAAGCAGAGCAACTAAACGTAAACATATGGATATGTAATAACGAAGTACTACGTTTAGTTATGAACCCCTTCAAGCCTTCCTATATTCCGTACTACGCTGTACCTTATGAGGTATCACCGTATAGTTTCTTCGGTGTAGGCATAGCTGAAAACATGGATGACACACAGACATTAATGAATGGCTTTATGCGTATGGCTATTGATAACTCTGCATTGTCAGGTAACTTAATTATAGAAGTAGATGAGACTAACTTAGTACCTGGGCAAGACCTAAGTGTGTACCCTGGCAAAGTCTTTAGGCGACAAGGTGGCGCACCTGGGCAAGCTATTTTTGGCACTAAGTTCCCTAACGTAGCCCAAGAGAATATGCAACTATTCGATAAAGCGAGGGTGTTAGCTGATGAAAGTACTGGTTTCCCATCTTTTGCACACGGACAAACAGGTGTATCAGGGGTGGGACGAACTGCTTCTGGGATTTCTATGCTTATGTCTGCAGCTAATGGTTCTATACGAACTGTTATAAAGAACGTAGATGACTACTTAATTAACCCATTAGGTAAAGCATTCTTTAACTTTAATATGCAGTTCGACTATGATCCAGAGATAAAGGGTGACCTAGCAGTAAAAGCGCAAGGTACTGAATCACTGATGGCTAACGAAGTCCGTAGTCAACGCTTAATGCAGTTCTTACAGGTTGCACAGAATCCGATACTAGCTCCTTTCGCTAAGATGGATTACATTATACGTGAGATAGCAGTTAGTATGGACTTAGACCCAGACAAAGTAACTAACTCACTACAAGATGCAGCCGTACAAGCTGAAATACTTAAAGGCTTTACTGCTCCTCCAGAACCTGC